GGACGCCCCCGCGCTTGCAGAAGCGCAAGACGCTGTCGAAACGCTGGCTGAATATCGCCGATCGCCGCCGCCGCGACATGCAGCGCCCTGTCATCCGCATCGTCGAAAAAGCTGCGCACGTAATACGGATCCAGCACATGAACCGGCGCCGGCGCCGGACCGGAACCCGCACCCGAAACCGATGCCCCGGACAGCGAGACATCGCCGCGGTCCCGCAATCGGTTCGGCTACAGCCGACAGATACCGATTGCGTAGTAAAGCCAGTGTTTCGTCATTGGGATACTTGGGCCTCCTTCAACATGAGTAAATACTGTCTGGGTGCGGAACGGTGCAGATCGGCAAGGATGAACTGCGCCATCTCCCGGTGGGCCGCGTTGCGTGCCAGCTGCAGCGGGTCGATGGACACACCGTGGGGGAAATCGTGCGCCGCGAACGCCCGGCAGGCGTTCAGCCAGCGGTAGACCACCGCCCGCACTTCGGGCAGCTGCATCATCTCGTGGATCGTCGCCGCGGTGCTCCGCTCGGCCAGCCGCTGCCCGCGCCGTTTGACCTTGATCAGTTCGGGGTCCGACACGTCCGGCTGCGGCTGCTCCGCCGGATCGGGTGACGCCACGCCATGCGCCGCCGCCGCCTCGGCCAGCCACGCCGGCGACCACGGATCGCCGTCCGCCGGCGCGTTCATTTAGTTACTTCCTTGATGTGGACTTCACCGGCCAGCCCGGCCAGCGTCGTGCCCAGCAGCACGCGGCGGTCATCCTCGGCGTCCTCCGGCGAGTCATACCGCGTCGCCGCGTCAACGCTCGCCCGCCAGCCGCCAGGACTGTGAAACGTTCCTTGCCGCTCAATCACCCAAGGCATTATTGTTGTCCGCCTTGATTGCCCATTCCGAGCATCATCTGTAACGCATTTTGACCACCGCCAACATCCGTCTGCGACAGCGTCTGCGCACCCTGCACGCCAGCCATCGTCTGCTGCATCGCCGCCTGCTGCTGTTGCGCCTGCTGGCGCTGCGCCCGGATCGCCAGCACCGCCTTCGTCGCGCGGACCACCTTCGGCGACACGCCCATCAACTGCGCATACTCGTCGATCGCCTCGTCGATATCGATGTTGTCGATGGCACTCGGATCGGCCGCGAGCAGCCGCCCGACAAACGCCATCAGCTGCTCCATCGCCCCGGTGCTCGCCGCGCGCTGGGCCTGCGCCAGCATCGAGATATACTGCACCTGCAACGGGTAGCCGTGGATCTCCGGCGGCGCGGGCGGGATCATGCCGCGCCGGTTCATGATGGCGAAGATACGGTCGAGGTCGGGGTCCAGCCCCTCGTTCTCATTCCGCTCGATCACCGGCCCCAGCACGATCAGCTTCTCTTCCTGCCGCCGCGCCACCTCGAACGCGGTCATCTCCTTCTCGCTGTCCGACAGCATCTGGAACAGATCGACAAAGAACATCTTGCCGATCAACTGCCGGACGTCCTGGATATCCTCCAGCATCTCGGCCAGCCGCGGCTGCACCTCGTAGACCGGCGCGATGCCGGAATTCGCCCCGCTCATGTCGGTGACGAACGTCACGCCGCCCGGCAGCATGATCGCCGGTTCGTTCTTCATCGAAATGTGCGCCTTGAGCGGCGGATTGACCATCTTGTCGATCGCCTGCGCTTTTCTCCGCTGTTCAAGCTGCAACTGCTTGACGCAGCCCAGCGCATCCATGCCGGGCGAGCGGCCATACGCGTCGTTGCCCGCCAGATCCCAGCGCGGGCAGGAAAACGGTTGCTCGTGAAACGGCCGGATGCGCAGCACCTTGTCCTGCGCCGAACCCGCCTGCCAGTACACCTCACGCCAGGCGAACCGCCGCGGCAGCACGAACTGCCCGCTTTCGGCCGCCATATTCGGCTCGATGCAGTGAAACACCTTGATCTCGCGCCCCAGCCCGGCACCGCCCTGTCTGGACATGCGCGCCACATCGTCGCTCACGGCGTCGATGCCGAACTCGGCCACCAGTTGCGCCACCGTCTGGGTGAACTCGCGGTAGAACGTGTCGATGGCCAGCCGCGGCCCGTTGGCGATGTAGTATTCCCCGGCGCATGGATTGACGCAGCGGATGACGTCCTCGGGGTCTTCGTTGATCAGCATCGGCGCCGTGCCGAACACCACCAGGTCGAGGTACTGCGTCGCCTTGGCGGAATAGTAATTCGAGCCCGCCATCACCCGCTGGACCCGCTTGCACACCTCGTCGAGCCACAGCTTGACCGGCGAAGTGTCCGCCACGTCCATGTCCGGGATGGTCATCGAGAACCACGGCCGGCCCGGATTGGTCACCCCCGACATCAGCCCCGCGGCGCAGATCTGCGCCGACTTCGTGCCGGTGGGATCGATGATGTGCTGGTTGACCGGCGCGCCGCGCGACAGCTCGTTCGGCGTCGACAGCCAGATATAACGTCTGGGCAGCAGGTAGTCGGCGACGTCGCGCCACGCCACCCACCACGAATACCGCGCCTGGCGCAGCCCGATGATGCGGCTGTCGAGATGCTGACGCAGCGTCTGGATGGCGGCCCCGGTTGTCGGAACGGGCCGCCCGTCCCCGGACTTCTCTAAGGAGCGAAGCGACTGGGACGCTGGGCCAGCCGCAGCGCCGCCAGCCGGAACCACGCCAGACGCAGTTCCCCTCGCGTTCCCTCGCGTTTCGGTTGCGCCAGCTAACGCTGACGAAACGCTGGTCGGTTGGCGCACGCCAAGCGTGTCCGAACGCTGGTCAACAGAACGCGCCAATGTCCTATTGCCCGGTCAGCGTCTTGCCGGCATACGCCTTGCCCTGATCCACGCCCTGGCCGGACGTCAGGATCGTCGCGCCGAGACCGCGCGCGGCGGCCTGGGACGCCTGATAGGCTTGCCCCGAGGCCGACACCTGCGTCGACGACAACTGTGGCGGCAGCGGCGGAGGCGGCGGCACCGCCGGCGCCGCCGCAATCTTTGGTGAACCCATGGATTACTGGCCTAGGAGGGTTTTGTTGGCTGGCGTCGCGACCGCGTACGGGTTGGCCTGCAGCGGCGGCGGCGTCAGTACGGTCCCGGCCAGCGCGGCGGGGTTGTCCTGCGTTGTCCGGTTCGGAGCCGGCGCCGCGAAGTACGGCGGCGGCTGCATTTGCGCGCCCTGCTGGCCCGCTGGGAGCTTGGCCCCGATCGCGGCCCCGAAAGCCTGAAACTGACCCATGGACTGATCCTGAATAATTAGAGTTGACTTGACGATGCCCGGACGCATGACGCATAGTGCGTCTTGTCGAGAGCAATCAGGCTCAGACAGATCGAGGGTTCACCCAGATGAGCGACGTTTCCGGCACGCCAATCGACATACGGGCCATTCTTGCCAGGATCGATCGTGATCTCGCCGAGCAGGGCAAGCTGCGAGAAGAGTCGAACAAGTTCGTGGTCGAGCAGCGCAAGCTCTCCCAGGAGGCCCGGAAGTACGATGCCGAGCACGATAAGCTGCGACGCGACCGTCACCTTGCTCCATGGCTGATCGTGTCGTCGCTGGCAGGCGGCATTGTCGCCGCGGCTCTCGGGCAGATCATCCAACATTTCTGGAAGTAGCCGGGCGTGAGCCCGGACAGCTTCCGCGCCTGCCTGCAATCCATCGGCTGGACCCAACGCGGTCTGGCCGATCGCCTCGGGATCCACGAAACCCGGGTGCGGCGTTGGGCCGGCGGCCAATACCAGATCCCGCCGGATATCGCCGCGTGGCTGGAGAGGCTCGCGGCGGTTCACGCCCGTCATCCCGTCCCGGATGGTTGGGCCGAACGGCCCGCTACCCCAGTCGCTTCTTAGACCAGCCGCACCCCGACAGCCCGCGCCGCCGCCGCCCGCGGCCGGCCGCCTAAGCGGCCGCTGGTGTTGCCGGTGCCGCGGGCGCTGCCGGTGCCGCAACAGGCGCGGGCGCCGGAGGTGGCGGGAGGGCCGCGGTGAGGGCCGCGGTGTCGGCCTCGATCTGCGTATGCAGCGCCGTCAGTCCGGACAGTTCAGCCGCCGTGGCCCCGCTTGCGGCAGCCGCGGCGATGGCGGCGGCGAGCTGGGTGGCGTAGCTCGATAGCTGCGCGGTGGCCGCGGTGGTCGCGGCGGTCAGCGCGGTGACATCGGCCGTCAGCGAGGCGATTTCGGCGTCGAGAGGCGATACGGTGGCAGACATGGATTCGATCTCCGCTTGCATGGTTGCCAGTGTGGCAATGATCTGGTTGAGCTTGAGGTTGGCGATGGTGTCCGACATGACGCTGGCAGCTTTATCCCAGCCGCGGGTCGTTTGGCAGTCGTTTCGTCCGCGGCTTCTGCCTAGCTCAGCCGCACGCCGACAGGCCGCGCCAGGCTCCGCTCGCGCAGCGTCACCACCGCCGCCCGCAGCCGGTCCGTCAGCGCCGCGATCCGCAGGCAGGTCGCCGCGTCCCGCAGCGGCCACACCAGCCCGCTGGCGTTGTGGATGAGCGCCACGGGCCCGGTCCAGCGCAGGTCGCCCTGCTCAACGCCCAGCGTCTCGCAGCCGTCCGCCGCATCGCGCAGCGCCTGCGCCAGCAGATGCCGCGCAAACGGCAGCACCAGCATCGCCGGGAGGCCTTGCTCGTCGCGCCCCAGCGTCAGCAGCCGGGCCATCCGCCCGGCATGCGCGCCGGCGAGGGCCAGGTGAAACTGCACCCGCTCCATGGCTTCCCCTCGCGTTTCGTTAGCCATCCGGCGTTTCCGCACGCTTGCGTGCCGCAAGGGAAACGCTTGGATCCGGCGTTTCCGCACGCTTGCGTGCCGCAAGGGAAACGCTTGGATCCGGCGTTTCCGCACGCTTGCGTGCCGCAAGGGAAACGCTTGGATGGGCTATCGCCCCGAAACGCTGGTCCGTGGCGACAGTCATTTTCGGCGGGGACCTATGTAAAAAGAAAGATCGCAGTCGTTCGAACAGATGGCCGACTTCGGCCTTTAAGGCGGGCCAAACGTCAGTCACCGGCTATAACTCAGTTTCACTGAGTGAAATCCTGTTTGCCGTGCATCCCCGCATACGGGTCATAATCATTGCGCGCGGCCGGGTCCGGCGGCAGCCAGCCCAGCCGGCCCGCATCGGCGGCCGCGCGCGGCGCCACGGGATAGGCGAACGTGAGACAAAGACTGTCGGCCAGATCCGGCGAGGCCAGCCCGCGCAGCTTCATATCCCGCTTGCGCTCCAGGGCGATCGCGTCGCGCCCGCCGGCGACAACGAACGCATACTGCGGCCCCACCAGATCGGCGCGGATCTCCGGATCGTCCGGGATCGACCCGCCGGCCAGCCATTCACGCAGGTTGCCCCACATCTCGGACCGCTTGTTGAAATACGCCGGCCGCTCCTCGGACAGCGACACCCGGTCGGCCTTGCCGCCGAACTGCACCTCGATCACCGCCACGCCCAGTTGGCGCAGCCGGTCGATCACCCCGCCGCCGACACCGCCGCCATCGACGAACACCGCGTTGGCGTGCCACTCGGTCACGCATTCGGCGACCCGCCCGGCGAGCTGCATCGTGTCCACCCCGCGCAGCCGGATCGGCGGAATCGAACGCGCGTCGCGGCCCTTGCGCGCCCAGATCACACTCTGGTCATCGCCGAAGCGGGCCACGTCGACGCCGAGGATCAGCGGGTCGGTCAGAAGCGGAATCGGCTCGCGTTTCGCCGCCGCCTCGACCAGCTCCGAGCTTATGAACTGCATCGAGCCCGACCGCGGGAACATGCCGCGCACCCGGACCCGTACGAAATCGTGATCCTCGCCATAGAGCCGCACCCACTCCTCAAACAGCTTTTTGTTGGTCCCCGGCACGGTCCGGCTGTCGATCTGCTCGCCATGCCACCGGTGCCGCTCGCGGCCGAAGCACGCGGCGAAGCGGCCCGCCGGTTCGGTCGGATTGCCCAGCGCGGCCCAGACGATCTCGGTGTTGGCATCCGTCAGCGAGCCCTCGGTGGTCTCCCAGACCTTGTCGGCGATCCCCGAGGCTTCCTCGAACAGCACGACGATCCGGCGGCCGGCGTTGTGCAGCCCCTGGAAGGCGACCAGGTTGTTCTCCGACCAGGTGACGGCGTCGCACCGCCAGTTGGCCGCGTGCCCCGGTGCGGCGGACTGGATCGCCAGCCCCTGCACCTTGAACATCGCCCGGTTGAGAGCGAGGCGCGTCCACTTCACCACCTCGGGCCAGGTGCGGGTGCGCAGCTGCGCCTCGGTGTTGGCGGTCACCATCACGCGAGCGTCCACCATGGTGGAGAGCCCCCACCACACCAGCCAGGCGATCAGCGCCGATTTGCCGATGCCGTGCCCGCTCGCGACCGTCTTCAGCACCGGCATCATCGCCGCACCCGGCGCGTAGCCCGCCGCCAGCCGCGCGCCGATGTCGAACAGCACACCGGCCTGCCACGCACGCGGCCCGCTCAGACCGGCCAGTTCGCCCGGCTCGCCCCACGGGTAGCAGACGCAGACGAACCCCAGCGGGTCGGTCTGGTAGCTCGCCAGCGTCTCGGCGAACGCCGCCACCTCGCGTTTGGCCAGCGTGGCTGGCGCCACCCAAACGCTGGTCAGGTCACTTGGCATCCGGACCCGGCCTGAGCCGCCTTGCCTCCAGCACCTCCAGCAGCGCGCCGAAGCCGACATCGCCCTCAATCGGCTGCGACGGCTTGCCCCAGCCGCGATCGAGCAGCGCCACGGCGGCCGGCACGCGCGTCTTGACCGACTTCAGCGCCAGCAGCAGCGCGTTGATCGCCGCCTCCGAATGGTCACGGCAAAGTGCCTGCATCTCCGCCAGCCCTTTCGGCCGGCCACCGGGATTGCCGGAGACACCGGGTTTGTACGCGGTGCTAGGGGCCTTGCGCTTCCCGGTTTTCGTCACGGCGGCTCTGTTGTCAGACTGAGCCACCCGCTGCCTCACGTGCCGCCACGGCCGCGCCCAGCTTTTCCAGCGCACGGTCCAACGCGCCGCCGTCGTCCCGCGCACACCCTCGCGT